GAAGCCTCGTCCCGGCAACCGCAAAGCCCTCATTACGGAGCGCGCTCAACTCCAAGCGCAGGCTGAAATCGATGCTGTTACTGGGTCCGGCAGACCACTCACTGACCAACTAGACGAGATTAACGCCGAACTCGCAGCGGTGCAGAATGAATCGAGGACTCGCAGCCTACCATTTCGTGGTCGTAGAACATATCGTGGGTTCGTGCCCTCTAAAGGGATAGAGGGCGGAGTGCGTCGTGGCGGGACGTTTGCAGAGCCGCCGAACGCCTACCCCGACTTGACGACCGCTGAATTAGTGGCACGCGAGAAAGTTTACCGTGAGTTCAGCGACAGTGCGAGACTTGAGCCTGTAGAGGTCGTTGCCCGTGAAGTTCCCTCCGAGGGCGGGGCCGTTCCTCCTGTGGGGCGACCTCCTTCCGGCCCCGCCCTCCCTCCTGAGCCGCCTGTTCCGCCGCGAGAACCGCCGGAAGGATTCGCCGCCAACATCCGGTTGAGCAAATATCCCGAAGAGATTCGCGCAGCCCTCCAGGAGTGGGTTGACGCTAACCCAGAGGCTGTGCAGGCAGCGAGACGCGGGGTGCGTTCCGATGCGCAAGTTATGGAAGATGCCCGGCTTCTTGTTGAGGAACAGGGCGGTAATTTCTCCAAACTCCAACGCCGTTGGAAGCCTGGCGAGGCATGGAACGCCGAGGAAATCGCGGCCATTCGGGGAACCCTACGAAGCAAGACCGAGGCTGTGCTGGAAGCCGCTAATGCGGCCCGCGCCGTAGATTCAACGGAGAACCATGCCCGGCTGATTTTAGCCATGCGGGAGCAGGCGCAAGTCCAGCAGGCCGTTCATGGCGTCACGGCTGAAGCAGGAAGAGCGTTGCGGTCCTTCCGGCAGGAAGCCTTCGATGCCATTGCGTCCAACGATACCCAAAAACTACAGGAACTTATGCGGCGGATGGGGCTTGATAAAGGGAAGCTCGACGCTTTCGCTGACCGCATATCCAGCCTTGACCTGAACAACCCAGTGGAGGTCAACAACTTCTTGCGTAGCGTGGATAAGCCGAAGTTCGGTGACTACGTTATGGAGTTCTGGATCAACAGCATCCTTTCAGGGCCAAAAACGCACATCATCAACTCAATCTCTAACACGCTCTTCGCAGCGATGTCGCCGGTAGAACGCGGCTTGGCGGCAATAGTTGATGTGCCGCTGGCGCGGCTTCAGGGGCGAGCCGGGCAACGGTTCCTTCGGGAAGTCCCCGCTGATGCCGCTGGCGCACTATTTGGTATCCCTGAAGGCGTCAGGGCGGGGCTCAGGACGCTCAGGGACGGCATTACGCCAGCCCAAGCCTCCAAGTGGGAGTTTCGCCGCACGGCCTTTCCTGGTGTCGCTGGGCGTGTCATCCGTCTGCCTGGGACACTACTGGAGGCGGCGGACTCATTTTTCTACGCAATCAACTATCGGGCAGCGCTCAATAGTGGGATTATCCGGCAGGCCCGATCCGAGGGCTTACGCGGCGCGAAACTTGTAGAGCGCATCGCCGATCTGAAGATGAATCCGGCGGCTGATCTGATCTCTAGGGCTGCCGGGACTGCCGAATACAGGCTTTTCCGCGCTGAGCCAGGCAAGATTATGCGTGGGTTCATGTCCTTGCGCGAGACTATTCCTGGCGGACGTTTCGTCCTACCCTTCCTTCGGACTCCAGGCAATCTGTTGGCCGCCGGCTTGGAGCGCTCACCATTAGGACTGGCGAATCCGTCTCTATGGCGCAACCTGGCGACCAAGAGTCCAGAAGCGTCCGACCAGATAGCGCGCCTACTGTTGGGATCAGGCATTGCCGCCGGCTTGGGCACGATGATTGCCAGCGGAACCCTAGAAATCACGGGGAACGTTCCGACAAACGCAGCCGCGCGTGACCGCTTCTTCCGCGAGGGCAAGCAACCCTTCGCCATCAAGATTGGCGGTCAATGGATTCAGTATAGAAGGTTAGAGCCATTTAACCAGTCGCTCGCGCAACTAGCGGCATTCAAGGATGCGGTGGATGCGGGAGACGCTAAAAACGCTAATCAGATAGCGGCGCAACTTATCACGACTATCGGCAACAACCTCGTCAGTCAGACCTACCTTTCGGGCCTAAGCGATTTTCTAGACGCCATCTCGGACCCGGCGCAGGCTGGCGCCCGGTGGGGAGAACGGATAGCTACAGGCTTTGTGCCCGCTAGCGCAGCGCTACGGACAGTCGCCCAGGTGACCGACCCGACCGTCCGTCGGCCAGAGGGCTTGCTGGAGCAATTCCAGGCGGGCATTCCTATCCTCTCAGAGGAAGTCCCACCACGACTGACAGCATTCGGTCGGCCAGCAACGAGGGAGACTGCGCCCTGGTCGCCAATTACGGTGACACCTGAAAAACAAAGCTTTGTCGATGCCGAACTGGAGCGCCTGGGCGTTGAGGTCGGTTTCGTCGGGGATTCGATTGGGGGCTATGCGCTCAACCGTGAGGAGCAATCTCGCTACCAAGAGTTAGCCGGGCAGGTCGCGGAACTTGTGCTTACCGACTTAGTTCAGTCAGCGGCGTACCAGTCGTTAAGCGACCCGGACAAAGAGACAGCTATCCGACGGGCTACCGACCGAAGCCGTGACGCAGTTCGGGAGTTCCTGATTGAGGAAGCGACACAGAAAGCAGGGGTGCGATGACCAAGCACACACTGGCCGATCAAATCGCTAATAGTATCTTAGGTGACAGCGGTTCAACATCTACTGCCATCCCTGGCCGCATTAAGCAGATATTGACGGGGGGCACAGGTGCTGTAGCTCCTGAGCGGCCTACAGGCTACTTCAGCGTTCTCGATGGACATGAACTAAGCAGCGCCGAATTGGGCGTTACGAATACAGTCTTTGGCAACGACGGTCTTGTCTACACACGCAACAACGAGGGGAAGCTGGGGCTCGCCCCTCAGTGGTTGCAGGATCAATTTAGGGGTCAAACTGAGGCTGGCGGCGGTGGAGGCGGCTCCGCTGCTGCATCCGCAGCCGCTTCCCTGGCTGAGTCCAAGCGTCAGTTCGATATCTCTCAGAAGTACCAGACCGAAATCGACAAGGCGCGTATGGCCGCCGACCGTGAGGCCAGTCTTCGTTCCGAAATGAACGACCTCCGCCAAGCCCGCATCTCCGAACGCATGGCTGCCCGCGAGCAAGGGACGCAACTGGCGGGGACCGACCCCTTCCGCACACTGGGCTCGCTCCGCGCCCGCGCCATTCAAGGTTCTACGCCTCTTGATGTATTCAAGGGCGAACTCGGTCAGGCCGCTTCATTCCAGGAGCCCGTGTTGGGGCCGGGGGCGTCGATAGCCGACCTGGAGTCCGCCATCGCCAAGATGTCGCAGCCGCTCACCCCTCAAGGCGGCGGATTGGCTTCAGCCTTCCGGCCGCCAGGGCTGGAGCGCGGCGGGACGGTGAGCAAAGAAGAGGTGCAGCCGTTCACGATGGGCCGCCCTCATCCCAAGACGGCGATTGAGTTCGCCAAAAAGGCGGGCATGACGACCGTGATGACGGGTGAGCGGTCGGGCGGGCCGGAGCTGGTCATAGGTAAAGAGTTCACCGTTATACCGCTCTCAGACGAGGAAGAGGACGAGTTGATGCACGGCCCGTTCGACATACCGAAGGCCCAGACCGGCGTGACGGTGGGTGGTACGGCAGCGCAACAGCTCGGCGGCACAGGCGTCGGCCCAAACTACGGCCTTGAGGGCTTTCAGGACTTACTTCGGGGTCTGCGGGAGCGGTCCGGTTTCCAATGGAGGCAGGGGCTCCCCAGCCGGGGAGAGGCTGCCTCGCTGGGTGCGTTCCAGAAAGCTCCAGGCTCTCTATTGAAATCTAGCGTCTCCGATAAAGTCTACATGGTTGATGAGACAGGCAGGCTCAGGTGGGTTACAAATCCCGATGTGTTTAACCAGTCGGGTTTTAACTGGGGTAACATTGAGACGCTGGCAAACCCTGATGAAATTGGGTTGTTTGAGCGTGGCGCAGATATCACAGGGCCGTTTAGCCTGCCGGCGGGTGGGCTCGGCGCAGTGGGTGCTATAGGTAGCCCTCTAAGTATCCGCCGGGGGATCGGCGAGATTCCGGGGATGAGTCCGGGGGAGGCTGATAGGCTGGCGAACCTGATAGGTTTCCTGCCCGCGCCCCATCGCGTCGGGGGGTTGTTTAACCGATTGTTGCCGGCCGAGCAGACCGCTCTCATAAGCGCCTATCGTATGGCCGGAATCCCAGAGGCTGACCTGCTGAACATCATTGGCCGGACAGGGATACGGGGACGAGCGAGAACGGGAACCTTTACGGGTTAGCAATATGAATAGATCGGACATGACTTCATACTCACTCGTTCCTGCTCGCACATTTCGATTTGCCAGAGTTCAATTAGTCGAATTATTCAAAACACAACTCAATTCCGTAGATCGTTACGAATGGCGATTTGTGCCTAAGGGCAGCCGACTCGTCGAGTATGACAATAAGCCGTCGCTTCTCGCGGACGTGGATTACATTGAGATTCAGGCGTTTGGAAGTTGACTCAAGCAGTCCTCAGCCCAGTCCGCTGCCCGAACTGCCGCAAAAGGTTGGCGGAGCGGGTAGAAGGTAAAGTAGAGTTCCGGTGTGAGCGCTGCCGCGCCTTTGTGGCTTGGTTGGGTGGCATCTGGTATATAGAGAAAGAGGCTAAAACTGCTGTGACGTGATATAATCTGCCAAAAGGAAATACGCTACGTGGCCCTCGTGCCCGACCTGGCACGAGGGCCTTTCTTTAAGGAAGGACACATGAGCGACACCGAGGTTCTGAATCCGGCCACTCCGCAGGAGACGGCTGCGCCGGAAGGCCCGTTTAGCCAAACGGCCCAACCGCCCCAGCCGGAGGCTGTCCCAGCCGAAACTGCGCAGGAAGTCGCCTCAGACAAGTGGTGGCCAGGCGTTGAGTCCGAGGATGACATTCTCGCCCATGAGCGGATTGCTCCGAGGCTTGAAGAGAGGGAACAGCAGGGCTATAGCCGTGGCGTCCTTGACGGTAAGGTGAGCGCCCTAGAGGTTCTCGATGCCCGCAGCAACACCGTCACTCAGGCGCAGAACGTGGCGTCCGCCATCATTGGCAGGTTGAACAAGGCTGCCCGCGATGGGAACTTGGACTCAGACGCTATCGACAACTTGCTTACCGATCACACCCAGTCATTGACCGCTCTCAACCGCATCATCGGGGACGAGTTGAGGGATGAGGGGCGCGTCGAAGGGTACAGAGAGTTCGTCCGCTCGGTCGCTGGGCACCTCTCCGACACTCAGTTGGAGACGGAGTTCACCAACCGTATCGCCCTTGCGCTCAGGGGGGTGAAGGACGACAGGTTGGTATCCGATTTCGTGACCCGCATCACCCAGAAGGCGGAGAAAAGCGCTCACGATAAGGGCTTTGAGGAGGGCAAGAAGGCGGGGGAGAAGGCCGTCACCGAAAGGGTGAAGGCCGAGTCCCGCGCCGGCGAGGGGCCGCACACCGCGCCTGGGACTGGGGGCAGTAGCAGCATCACGAGAGCGGAGGACTTGGATAAAATCTCCACTGCCGAATGGCTAGCGATGCCGCAAGAGCAGCGGGACCGTTTGTTGCAAGAGGCGAAGAGGGTCAGCCGCTAGATGGGCTGGAAGCGTCTAGGGGAATGCCCGCCGAGCCGTTGTCGCGGCCGCTGCTGTGAGCATATCGGTGCTTGGTACGATAACACGGAGGAGAGCCGGGCGTTTTTAGGAGCGCTAAGGATCAGGGGTTTGAAAGTCAGTGAAGCTGGCGGGAAGATGCTTGTGGACTTGCCACAGCGCTGCCAGTACCTGACAGTAGATGGCCTCTGTGGCCTTCATCCTGGCATGGCCCCTGGCCCTGATCTTCCAGAGCGCCCTCAGTTCTGCTGGGATTGGCCCCAGGAGCCGTCTCAGCTCCTACTCGACGATTGCGGCTTCCGCTTTGAATGGAGCGAGGAGCCGGAGAAGACATATGTAGAAAGGAGTCACTTAAGTTGGGCTCAACATCAATCACATCAACTACGGCCGCCGTCCAGAACCCCGCGATCACCTCAAAGGAGGTAATTGAGTTTAGGGAGGCCAATCTTGCCTTCGAGGGCACGGTGTCTCGGCGGTATACAGATGAAGCGAGGGTGGGCACGACTATACGCTGGTCGCCGATCACCTTGCCCAACTCTGGCGCGGCCAGAACAAAGAGCGAGGGAAACAGTGGTAATGATATCACCTACGATGCCAGCACTGAGACCGCTGTTACCCTCACCATCAATCAGCACCAATACAGCGCCTTTGAACTGGAAGAGTTTGAGGCGTCGCTATCCATTGTGGATCAGCAGTCTTGGTACACGCGAGCGGCCGCATATGTGGTGAACTTGGCCATTGACGACACGCTGGCCGCTCTCGTAGACGACTTCTCGCAGATCGTAGGAACGCTGGCTATTGATCTCACAGATGACGACGTGCGCCGTGCTGTGCAATACCTCGACGACGCGAACGCTCCCGGAGAGGGTCGCTTCTTCGCGATGGCCCCAGCCACCAAGAACTCAATGCTGAGTATTGACCGTTATGCTTCTAGCGACTTCGCGGCAGGAGGCGGAGCCAACATCGTACGGGGCGAGTTCGGCCAGATTTACGGCCTACGAACGTGGCAGTCAACGAACGTCGAGGGCAGCAACGCTGCTGGTCACGATAATGGCATTTACCAGCAGGACTCTATCGCTCTGGCGATGCGTATGCAACCAAAGACGCGGGTATTCGATGACATCCAGAACCTGTCTACTCAACTCGCCATCAGCGCCATTTGGGGCGTCATAGAAACTCGCGATGACCACGGAGTCTTCGCACGGGGAGCATAGCTAATGACAAAGCAGAACAGTTCGCCAACTATCGAGGCCCCGATGCCACGCTCAGAGCGAGGTAGGCGCGCCCGTCAGCCGAAAGTCCTGACGCCGCTAGAGCAGATCAGGATGCGACCAGGTGGCATAACTGGTCCTTGGGGATATTACCTTCGCCCAGATGGGGCGACCATCCGGGACGCCTTGATTCTCTATCCCAACGGTGGGCAGCCGGACACTAATAAGTTCGGCGTTAACGCCGAGTATTACCGTCAGCGGCAGGCGGCAAAGGGTTTTCAATATCTGGGGCAATCGCTGACCACTGAAGGTGTCAAGCTGCTGGTGGAGACGCTGGAGCGGAATCGAGAAGACGAAATCCTGTTCTGCGAAGATGAGATCAATGAGTGCCAACATGTCATTAATAACTCTGACCGCCCCGAAGTGCGGGATGGTCAGAGGCGACGCAAAGACCAGTTCCATGTCAGGCTTGAGATGCTTCGTGCCCCCTGGGACCCGGATGCGCTTGTTCAGGAACTGAGTGATATAGCTCGCGCTCAGCGGCTGGTCAACATCGATCCCAATGTGCTCTCAGTCATGCGCGAAATGATCGGTGAAGTGAACGAGCGCACGCGGGAATTGGTCAAACACTTTACAAAGGGCAAGGCGACTCAAGACCCAGATGTCCACGCCGCCACTTCTAGCGGTAGCGTGGAGTTCGGCATAGACCCAGATGCGTAGTTCTCTTGGTTCCCTTCCCGTAGGTACACGGCGCAGGCTACCCTGGTCCGACAGCACTAGGAGTCTGCGTGTCCCTCTTATGACGCCTGCCCCCGAGGGTGAACTGCATCAGGGAATGATCCGCGTACCCAATCATCTGATCGGTGCCCAGCAACACACGAACGCCCGCCACGTCTTGGAGAAGCTGCTGGCGGAGAACGTGGAGCGATGGCTGGCTTGGTACAAGCAGCGGGGCTGGGAACTAAACAGCCGCCCCAAGGTGAAAGGCCCCTACAATCCGCCGACTCCGAGGCCAGGGATGGAGAGCGGTGAGGGCGAAGTCAAATGGTATTTCGTCAAGGCCAGATTCAAGCGCTCCAGCCCGCTCTACATCCGGCTGGATGACTACCTGGAACTGGACCGGCTGGCGAAGTTGCATGGCATCAGCTTCGACGGAGATGGAGCGCAGGCTGAGCCAATTGGCGATGGCCCGCATGACCCGATGGAGTTCGCGGAGGCGCGCCGGCAGCGGCTGGGCATCCAACGAAAGGATTACCTATTCGGAGGTCAAGATGACAGAGACAAAGAGTGAATCGGGCCGAACGGAGGTGGATGTGGAGCTGGACGAGTTCGGCAAGGGGTTGATCGTAGTCCAGCGCGACGGGCGGATCATTCACCGCTTTGACGTGCCGGAGGAGCAACTCAGTATCGACACTGAGCCCAGAGTGCGGACGGGTTAGGGCCGCAGCGAGCTGTAAGACAGCAAGGAGGTAAGACATGCCTGCTACGGATTTTCTACCACGGAAGCTCTATAACGCCTTCTCGCGGGCAGGCTTCCCAAGCGAACCGATAAAGGGGTTGCTGGCCCTCCTGGGCAATCCTGAGTACGTCGCCTTCTGGGATGACCACTTGGGAACCCGATCCGGCACGTGGCCGGCGGGTACACCCTACGCATCCACCGTCGGCACAGGCACGGAGGTCATCGGCCTCACGCAAGCGGTGGGGGGCACGATGACCCTCACCACTGGTAACGCTGGTAGCGATTCAGCGGGTCAAGGGCTTGGCCTCAACTGGTCAGGCGACCGTGGCTTCTACTTCATTGCCCGCTTAAAGATCGACCGCATTACCGACAGCAAGTTCGAGATCGGCATGACGGATGCCGTTAATGACGATGGCGCTGTTGCGGTTAAGGCGACGCCGACCTTTACCGCTACCGACTGTGGCCTCTTTGTCTTCGACAGAACCGACGACGCCGAAGTCACCTTCGTTTCCAACGGTGGCACGACGGACGCTAATGCGGACGCCACGGACTTCGATATCGTCGCCGACACCTACTTCGTTGTGGAGATTGTCTGTAAGGGGGCTACGGATACGACTGGTGACAACATCGCCGGTTACATCAACGGTCAGCTCATCGGCTCAGGGAACATCGATGGGGCCAACCCTCTGACGATCTGGGCATACGTCGAAGACCTCGCGACCAGCACCGCCACCATTCTTACCGTCGATTACTGGGGCTGCGTTGGCCCCCGTGTCGCTCAGTGGGGCGTGGGGAGCTAACGCTCACAGCTAAAGCAAAGGAGAAAGCAAACATGGCAACTCTCGATGTAGCACAAAGAAGTTCGGCTGACAGGGGCATTACGAATCTCGCACAGGCGCTTCTCACCCTCGACGCCTCTGGCGCTCTCGTTGTGATCGACTTCTTCGCAAAGGCGATCTTGGACGATCATGGCTACCAGGTTCGGGCAGGCACGATCTCGGTGCCACTGGTTGGCGATGTGTTGATCACAGACACGGCGGCTGAGTTCTGCGCCGACGTAGCAGCGGGCCTTGTGCTCATACCTGTCGCTCAGCACATCTCAATCAACCTTGCGGGCGGCACGGCACACGAGTACGCGACCAAGAGCGTCGCTACGGTTTCAAGCGCGGGGACGGCTTTCGTCCCTCTACCCTTGAATTCGGGTGGTCCGGCAGCGGCGTCAACAGCGCGTGTAGCCGCCGCTGGTGGAGTCACGGTGACGGCTGAGTTGGCGACTACGACCGTGTTTCACTGGGGAGTTGGGCGGAGCGCCGCTGATTTGGCCGTCGATGGAGACTGGCAGCCCTTGCGCCCGCCAGTGTTGAACGGTCCACGCTGCCTTTACACGCAGATTGCTGCGGCTACGACAGGCCCTTCCTACTTTGCCCACCTTGACTACTTGGAGTTTGTGTCAGCGCAACTGGGTCAGTAATCCTTGCACACACTGAAAGGAGAACGCAAATGCCACTAATGCAGGTCTTCA